TGAAACCAAGGAAACCCTTGGCGCCAACGTCCTGAACCGTGCCTTCAACTCCGCTTACGCGGGTGGTGACGGCGTGGAACTGGTCGCGACCAACCACCCCATCGTCAACGGCACCCTGTCCAACAAGCTCTCGACGGCGGCCAACCTGTCCCAGACCTCTCTGGAGCAGATGCTGGTCCAAATCCGTCAGGCCCAGGACAACAACGGCAAGCGCATTCGACTGACCCCGACCAAGCTGGTCGTGTCGCCGTCGAACGTGTTCCAAGCCGAAGTGCTGCTGAAGAGCGTGCTGCGCGCTGGCACCGCGAACAACGACATCAACCCCGTGAAATCCATGGGTCTGCTGTCGGGCGGTCAAGCCAACCTGTCGCGTCTGACCTCGAACACCGCTTGGTGGGTCGAGACTGACGCGCCGGAGGGCCTGAAGCTGGCCAAGCGTCGCGGGCTGGAGAAGTCGATGGAAGGTGACTTCGAGACCGACAGCATGCGCTACAAGGCCACCGAGCGTTACGCGTTCGGCTGGACCGACTGGCGCGGCGTGTACGGCACTCCGGGCATCTAACGGGAACCGGGCCGGGGGCGAGAGCCCCCGGCCTAACTTCAGGAGGCCCCAATGGGTAACATCTCGAATACGCGGTTCCCGTTCGGGCTCACCAACGTCAGCGAAGTCAACCTCTTCGCGGACATGGTTCAGCCCGACCCGACCCTGTTCCACCAGTACTTCGACGATTTCGACACCTACACCGCTGGCGATTGGACCGTCACCGAAACCGATAGCGGCGCCACCCAGGCGCTGACTGCCGGCGACGGCGGGCTGCTTCTGATCACCAACACGGCTGCGGACAACGATCTCGTCGCTCTGCAAAAGAACCCTGCGGCGTGGACCTTTACGGCTGGGAAGAAGTCTTTCTTCCGCTGCCGCTTCAAGGTCAGCGATGCGACCCAGTCGGACCTCGTGTTCGGCCTGCAAGTCGTGGACACCACCCCGCTGGACGTGACTGACGGCGTCTACTTCCTGAAGGCCGATGGCTCGACCGCTGTGTCGGTTATCTGCCGGAAGAACGCCTCTACCGGGTCCACCTCGGCGTCGAGCATTGCCACCCTGGCCGATGACACGTTCATCGAACTGGGCTGGTACTACGACGGCGTCGATAAGATCGCCTACGAAGTCAACGGCTCCGTGGTCGGTTCGCTCTCGGCCTCGTCCTCGTATCTGCCGGACACCACTTGCACCGTCAGCTTCGCCCTTCAAAACGGTGAAGCTGTCGCCAAGACCATGACGGTGGACTACGTTTTCGTCGCCAAGGAACGGTGATATATGGCAGGGGTCGCTTCCTAGAAGCGGCCCCTGTTATTCCACGAGGGTTGGCCCATGCGCCCCATTCAGAAGACGATTAACATCGCGGCGGCCACGACAAACGGCGTCGCGGCCTCGCAAACTCCCGCGAACGGCGTTGATCTTACGCTGGATGGCTCGCTTGTCAGCGGCGGCGTAGCCACTTTTACCTATCCGACCCAAGTTTCGTTCGGCAGTAGCAGCAACTTTTCGACCGTGACGTTTACCGTCTACGGCCTTGTGCTAAACGCCGACGGCTCTCAAACCCAAGGCTCGGAGAGCATTACGGGCCCGAACAACACCACCGTCGCTACGACCGCGACGTTTGTAAACGTCCGCCAAATTACGGTGGCTACCGCTTCGACCTTTACCACTCAAAAAGTCGTTGTTGGCGGCGCGGCGGTGGGCGTAGGCACCGGCGCTTGGTGGCCCCTGGATATCTACACGCCGAACCAAGTCACCACGATCTCGTGCAATATCTTGGCTTCGGGCTCCGCGACGTACAGCGTCGAGTACACGAACGAGGACATCTGGGACACCTCGGTGTACCCCACGGCTCTGGCTGTGGCTCATCCCGTGGCGGCGTTGACCTCTGCTTCGACCGACCAAACGGCGTTTACCACCACCCTGATGCGGGCGGTGCGTGTAAACGTCGCCTCTGGCTCCGGCCAACTGCGCGTCACTGTCGTCCAACAATCCACGGCCTAAGTCGATGTACGACTTCTCGCTTGCTTACCGAACCGCACGAGCCGCAAGCGACCTCTCGGAGGCGCTTCTGCCCGGCCGTTCGGCGCAAGGCGCTCCGCCCCCTGCCGGACCCCTGCCGCCTCCTCTCCAATCGGCTGGGTCCCCTCCCCCCGGCGCCCCTCCTATGCCGGGGGGACCCATGCCCCCGCGTCCTCCTCTGCCGCAACGGCCCGGCCAGTCGATGGCCATGCAGCAGTTGAGCATGCGGCCCCCTACCCAGAACCCGATCATGGGCGGCCTGTCCCAGGTCAAGACCTTCGCCAAGGGCGGGCTGGTTCACGCCGCCGAGGGCGGCGCCTGGACCCGTAAAGAGGGGAAGAACCCCGAAGGCGGTCTGAACGCCAAGGGCCGCGCCTCCCTGCGAGCGCAGGGGCATGACATCAAACCTCCGGTCAGCGCCAAGCAGGCCGCGAAATCGCCCAAGGCCGCCGCCCGCCGCAAGTCGTTCTGTGCGCGGATGCCGGGGATGCCGGGGCCTATGAAGGACGACAAGGGCCGTCCGACCCGCAAAGCCCTCTCTCTGCGCAAATGGGAGTGCAAGTGATGGACGGCTTCAAGAACACCACGAAGACCTGCTACTCGATGGGCGGCTACGCCAAGGGCGGCCCGAAGGGCGCCGCCAAGATCAGCAAGGTCATGGGCGAGTTTAAGTCGGGCGCGCTGCACAGCGGCTCCAAGAAAGGCCCCGAGGTCACCAACCCGAAGCAGGCGGTCGCCATCGCCCTGTCGGAGGCCCGCAAGGCCGGCGCCAAAATCCCGATGAAAAAGGCCGAGGGCGTTCGGGTTATGACGCCTGCTGAGCGCGACATGAGCCGCGAGGCCGAAGCCTTCCGCGCTGCCGCGACCCAGACGAAGAAACCCGTATCGCAGCGCGGCCAAGAGCAGCGCATGCAGGGCCAGCAGCGCGGGGTTTCGGTCAACAAAAAGCCGGCCGCTACGACGATGACCAAGGACGGTCTCGACGCTGACTGGCAGCGCGGCAAGACGCCGACCTACGAGGCCCCCTCGGCTCCGTACAAAAAGGGCGGCAAGGTTAAGCCCGCCATGTCCGAGCGCACCGCGCAAAAGTACAAGGCGGCCATGGCCTCGCGGCCCAACCGCGAGCCGCGCATCACTCCGGCCACCGTGAACACCATCAAGACCGCTATTGCTGACGCGGTTAGCTCGGCTGTTCCGGCGCAGGCCGCGCCCGCGATGGCGCCCATGGCGATGGGCGCTCCTGCCATGAAAAAGGGCGGCAGCGTCCACAAGAAAGCCGACGGCGGCATGGCCTCGTCCATCCGCTCCGCGAAGGATTACAACGCCTCGGATAAGGACTTTGTCGGCGCCCGCTCGGCCCAACTGAGCAAGATGGTCGGCAAGGCCGAGGGCGGCATGGCCGACATCAAGCAGGACAAGGCCATGGTTAAGGCTGCGGTCCACAAGCACGAGCGGTCGATGCACCCCGGCAAGCCCCTGACCAAACTGCGCAAGGGTGGCATGGCCTGCTAGTCTGGGCTATAAGTTCGACTAAGACAGGTCCGCTCCAGCTAGTGGGCTGCTGACTAGATAATAGCGAGCAGCACACGATGGCGTACTCCAACAGCGTCTCTCAGACCGTCTTCACCACGCGCCGCGTTATCGACAACGCGGTGCGTCGGTGCAAGCTGACGGCTGAGCAGATCACTGCCGAGTACATCGACATCGCCAACGACCAGCTTTACCTGCTGCTGTCGGAACTGGCGAACCAGGGCGTCCCGCTCTGGTGCATCGAGAAGCTAATCGTGCCCCTGTACGACGGCGTCAGCGTGGTCAACCTGCCGACCCGCATCGTGGACATTCTGAATTCGAACCTGCGCTACCTGATGTCGGTTTCCGGCACGGTCTACGACGACGCCACTACCCACACCGTGGCGTTCGGCAGCGATACCTTCGTGACCACGGTCGGCATCCTCTGGACCCAGCCGTCCGTGCCCATCGCGCTGGAACGCTCTTACGACTTCATCACCTGGGAAACCATCCAGTCCGAGACGCCCGATGCGGGGGCCGGCGAGTGGTCTTGGTACGATATCGACGTCAATATCGCTGCGCCCTATTTCCGCGTCCGCGCCACGTCCGGCACGCTGGGCTTCGACCAGATTTATCTGGGCAACAACCCGACCGAAATCCCGTTGGCGCGCCTGAACCGCGACGACTACACCAACCTGCCGAACAAGGCGTTCCAGTCCAACCGGCCGCTGCAATACTGGTTTAACCGCTCGATCCCGCAGCCGCAGATGTACCTGTGGCCGGTGCCGAACGCGCAAGCCGAGACGTATCAACTGACGCTCTGGTGCCACCGCTACATCATGGACGTGGGCACCATGACCGAGCAGATCGAGGTCCCGCAGCGCTGGTACGACGCCATCGTGGCGCTGCTGGCGTCCAAGCTGGCCCTGGAACTGCCCGACGTGACCCCGGACCTGATCCCGCTGCTCGACGCCAAGGCCGCGCAGGCGCTGGCGTCGGCGCAGGCCGAGGAGCGCGACAACAGTCCGATCATGTGGGCGCCCAACATCAGCATGTACACGAGGTAGGCGAGATGGAAGGCTACCTCGACACGCGCGGGATGCAGTACCTCGCCATCGCCATCTGCGACCGTTGCAAGATCAAACATCCGCTGGCCGACCTCTACGCTGACGGCAACATCCCGTCGCTCAAGGTGTGCCTGTCGTGCCGCGACGCCTACGACCCGTGGCGCCTGCCGGCGCGCTCGCCGGACCAGATCACGCTGCGCTACCCGCGCCCGGACGTGCCCCTCGATGTCTAGGTATCTCAAGACCAAAGGTCTGCCGGTCCTCGCCATCGGCATCTGCGGGCGGTGCAGCCGGAAGATGTCGATCCTGGCGCTGCATCCCGACGCCAACAGCCCTGGCCTGCGCGTCTGCATGCGCTGCGTAGACGAGCGCGACCCGTGGAGCCTGCCGTCTCGGCCTACCGAGAAGCTGCCGCTGCAATACCCGCGCCCGGACGTGGACCTGACAGGCCGCGAGCCGCCTTACCTGACGACCCACGAGGAGCCGGTCGATGGGTAAGTACCTCAACACCCGAGGGCAACCGACGCTGGGCATCGGTATCTGTGGCCGGTGCAGCCGCAAGTTTCCCATCGACATGCTGGTCTCCGACCCCAACGCGCCGGGGCTGCGCGTCTGCGAGGCCGACCTCGATCAGTTCGACCCCTATCGGCTGGCGCCGCGCCAGCCGGACCCGCTTGTGCTGCCGTTCATCCGGCCCGACGTGCCGATTGGCACCGACCCGCTGGGGCTGCCGACCGAGGATGATAACTACTTCATCATCACGGAAAATTCAGAAGAGTATTTGAAGCCGTGAGCCCTGCCTGCCTGTACATGGCGACCAACCGTGAGAACGGGAAGGTCTACATCGGCCAGACCCGGCAGGGCTTTGGTCGCCGCAAATCGCGGCACCTATGGGACGCGCGCCAGGGAAGCGCGTGCCGTTTTCACGCCGCTCTCCGTCAATACGGCGCCGACAGCTTTGAGTTCAGAGTGCTTGCTGTAGGCCCGGCGGGGGCTTGGCTGAACGATTTGGAAATCCGAGCTATCGACGCGTGGAACAGTTTTAACAAAGGGTATAACGACACCAAGGGCGGCGACGGAGGCAAGGGGTCGAAGGCTCGTCTCGGGAAGACCCACACGCCAGAGGCTCGTGCCAAAATTGGCGCGGCAAGGCGCGGGAAGCCCGGAACCCGGCTTGGGCGTCACAACACGCCTGAGCACAACGAGAAGGTTCGTCAAGCCAATCTTGGTAAGAAGCTGTCTGTAGAAACGCGCGCCAAGATTAGTGCAGCTCAAAAAGGTCGTCCTGCCTGGAATAAGGGTGTTTTACATACAGAAGAACACCGGCTTAAACAAAGTAACGCTCAAAAAGCGCGATGGGCTAAACTGAAAGGCACAGTATAATGACAGACGTGCCAAGTAATTTAGTCCCGACGCGGATCACGCAGCTTCCCGAGTTCCAGGGGATCAGCCCGGACGGCTACGTCGCCTACGTCTATGGCGGCATCACCTACAAGGTGCAGCTTTCCCAGGTCATCGCGGCCATAAACGTGCCGCCGACGCGCACCATCGCGACCGGCACGGGTCTGACGGGCGGCGGGAACCTCACCCAGGACCGGACGATTTCCGTTGCCAACGAGGGCATCGGCTACGCCCAGCTCAGCAAGACGGGCGTCGTGGCGGGGACCTACGGCACGGCGACAGCCGTCCCGCAGATCGTCGTGGACGACACCGGGCGCATCACCAGCGTCACGGACCTGCCCATCGTGCTGGTCGGCTACGTCTTGGATACCCGCCAAGTGCTCGCAGGCGTCGGCCTGACGGGCGGCGGCGCGCTTTCCAGCGACGTGACCCTCAACGTCGATTTCTCCAATGCTGACCCGGAGCCGGTCAGTCAGACGCCCTCGCCTGGGGTTTCTGACCTAGCTGCGCGCGGTGACCACGTTCATCCGGCGCCCGACCTGGGCGATCTGGATCAAACCCAGGGTGTGCTCCCTCTGGGTCGCGGCGGCACCGGCGACGCGCTTTCTCCCGTCGCCGGCGCCGTCGTGTACTCCACGGACGCCACCTTCGCCCTGACCAACGCTGGCGACCCCGGCCAAGTTCTCGTGTCCAGCGGGCCGTCTGGCCCGCCCACCTGGGAAAACGTGCACGCGCTGGAGGGGCCGACAGGGCCGACTGGCCCCACGGGGCCGACTGGCCCCACGGGGCCTATCGGTCAGCAAGGCGTGACAGGCCCCACCGGCCCGACCGGCGTTGTCGGCGCGACCGGACCGCAAGGCGCTACGGGGCCGCAAGGCGACATCGGCCCTACGGGGCCGACTGGCGCGCCGTCTACCGTTCCTGGGCCGACTGGCCCCACAGGGCCGACCGGACCGACAGGCGCGGCGTCTACTGTTCCTGGGCCGACTGGCCCCACGGGACCGACTGGACCGCAAGGCAACATCGGCCCCACAGGCCCTACAGGTGCGACGGGCGTAACTGGCGGCGTAGGCCCAACTGGTCCAACGGGGCCGACAGGCGCAGCGTCCACTGTTCCTGGGCCGACTGGTCCCACAGGGCCGACCGGACCGACTGGGCCGACTGGCCCTACAGGTGCGACGGGCGCGACTGGCGCCGGGGGCGCGCTCG